TAAGTACCAGTAATAACTTTGTTTACTTCTGCACTCATATGCTTTACAATAGTTCTACCAGAAAGTGTTGTTGATTGACCAATACGTTTATCAAAAAATCTACATCCAGGATTAAGTATAGCACCATACAAACTGTTTAAATTAATTTTTTTAACTAGTTGGCGTTTATCCCAATATTCAATTTCAATATCATTCCCTGCATCTTTTGCTTTTTTAAGTTGTGCTTGTAATTCCTTACGTTCACTGTACCAACGTTTCAAAATACCAGGAATAACACCTTCGAATTCAGTTGTAAAGATTGTACCGTTAGAACTAAGCATCCATGGATTATTACTATCAAAAATTAGTTTATAAATCTCTGCACCACTTAGTACTTCTGTCTGTCCGTTTTCAAAATCAATAGTTAATGCAATATCTTTACGTTTTTCCATTACTGCATCATATTCTTCTGTAGCAAAACGTCCTTCCCAACTACCTGCAAATGATTTCTTTTTTAAGTTCATGTCCTCTGTTACACGAGCATCTGACATCTCAGGACGTATTTGTCCTATGATTGTTTCTGGAGCCATATTCAATGCACGAATAACACTTGGATATAGACTGTTTAAGTCCATTGACCCGATCCATTTGTGTAAGCCTTTTTTTGGAAATGCAACATATGCACCAGCCGCTTGTGTATTCTCATCATCACGTTTTTTACGATTAGGAACTTGTAAGCCTCTATGATGTGCTTCGTTCACAATAGCTTGTTCTGTAACTGCGACTGCACCCATAGTTGTTTGTAGCAAAACAGTATTTGCATGTGCTAATTCATTACTAAGGTCAATAAACCTTAATTTTTTGTCCAACTTGTCCAGTAGTGCGGTATCTTGTATGTTGTATTCAATGAACTTTCTAAAGTCATTATTGTACAGTTGGTCCAAAGTACCTTCATACGGAACTTTATTTTCACCAACTTCAATTTCACCAATTGCATCAAGTCTATAGCTATGTCTTTCTTCATATGTATATTTACGATATAAGTTTAAACTATCTAAATGTACTCTACCTACTAGGTCATAGGTTTCAGCTGATTTTCCATATTTTTCAAACTCACGTTTTTTTGGAAGTTGACCCCATAAACAAAAACGTCTTGTGTCGTCTTTACTCAATACACGACTTGTTCTGTTTATAATGTAAGGAATATCATAACCTTCACTGTTCCAACCACTTAGTATATCAGCATCTTCAATCAATGTTAGGAAAGTATCAATCATTTCACTTTCTTTTTCAAATAACATTACGTTATCAATGCCTTCTAATGTCTTCTTTGCTTGATCCATTGTAAGTGTTTTAGGAGGAACTGCCAAGCATACCATTGTTTCAAGCCATTGAAGATATACTGATATAGATGTCATTGGCATAAATGGATCACTAGGATCAGCAAATCCACGTTCAGGATCAAAATCAGTCTCAATATCAAAGAATGCAATATTTAATTTTGGAGCATCTTGGTTTAGATAATTCTCACTTAAACATTGAAAGATAGGATTAATATCACTTTCAAATAATTTTTTTGAATTGTTTATAGCAACTTCTTTACGGAAATCTTTTGTAGTTTTACAAACTACTCTAGTTAAAGGATCACCATATACACTTTTATATTTGCCGCGAGGGTCCTCATAATAAAAAGTATATTTTACAGGATATTCTGTAAATATACGTTTATCATCTTTTCGTTCGACAGCTCTAATAATATCTGCATCACGATCAAAAATTGCATCTACATAACTCATTAGAGCTCCTACAAAAATAATTTAATAAGTGCAATGGTATTCATTAAGGTAAACCAAGAACACAAAATAACAACAAATGCGGCTTGCCTGATAACTCCACTAATCACTCCTAAAATAGATCCGATAAAATACATAGGAATAAAAATTTTAGTTGCTGGATTTAACACAGTGAATGTTAATATTGCACTTGCAGAAATTAAAAAACTAGCCTCAGCCATTTCACAATAAAATGCAAATGGACTTAGTCTATGACTTTCTTTAAAGAACTTGATAATTCTTTCCAAATTTACTTGTCCTTACCAACAGTTACAACTAAAGTTTCTAGATCATCAAATGCGTCAGCATGTGCGGCCCAGTCACCTTTTTGTGCAATTTTAATTGCTTTATTAATAAGACTTGGTTTGATATCCAATTCTTCTGCAACTGATTTTACAGTATCTTTTAAACCTTCATTTAGATCTTCAATTTCTTGTAATACAGTTACGCCTTCATTAACTAGTCTTTCTAGTTTAGCTTTTTCTTCTGCACCGTAAGTACGGTCACTCATAATTATCTCCTTGTTAGATATGATGTTATATTGTAGTATACTAGATACTTACTGAAATGTCAAGTATTTTTGGTGGAATATGGACGGATTAATTACTAAAATTGTGCAGTAGTACGTATATAATTGAAGTAATATTTATTGTATAATTCTACTACTTCTCTTACTGTAGGCTTAGTGCCTGAATCTTTCTTCTCTTTGTTTAATTTTTTAAGTTGTCTAAAAAATTCTTGCATTGCCAATTCAGCAAGTTTTTTACCATTTTTAGACTGGACAAATTTAACCATATCTTTAAGATCTTCATTTTCTTTCCACTTATCTAATTGTGAAGAAAGTTTAGGCCAATTACTTGCAGTAACTTCGTCACCTAATTTCATATCTATATCCTGTATGACGTTATATGGACTTGTTTTATCTAGAACTAAATTAACACCTATTCTACGTAACTGCATATCTACTTTTTGCATTACTTTTTTATATTCTTTATCTTTTGCTAATTCTTGCAATTCGGCTTCTAAAGAATCGCCACCTGCTGCATAATCACTGTATTTTTGTTTTACAAGATTATAATCATCAATAGTATTAATTTTTTCTAGTTCGCCAAGAACTCCGCCTGGATTTTGACTTGCAACAAACCAACTTCCAGGGTCAGTAATGTATTTGTGTAAATTGGCAGCAATTTTATTTGCTTCTTCTACAGTTAAAGGAGTAAACTTAGTAGTAGGATCTGGATCATCAGATTTAGGATCGTCTCGCATTTGTTCTTGCATAGTTCTTATAAATGCTTTTACTAATTCAACATCTTTTACTTTTTGTCCTTTTAAACTCTTTATAGTCCAACTAGGACCAATAGTAATACCTACCGTTTGTTGTATTTTTTGAATAAGATTAGCTGTCATTTCTTCAGGAGTGTTACCAAGTAACTGAACATCTGCTTGAGAACTCATTTTCATTCTCAACATACTAGGTGAATAATCTGCTGGCGGTCTTACTATTAATTTATTATATAAGTACTCTAATCTTTTTTTGTTAGCTGGAACTCTAGCATATTTTCCGTATTTGTCTCTAAATGTAGGACGGAAAAATATTAACATCCATGCATCTCTACTAAGTGCTTTACTTTGCCAATTTTTGCCAGTTGGAGCATCTTTTTTTGGTGCGTCTATTTCCAAGCCTTTAGGTTCGTCTATCTCTAAACCTTTAGGTTCTTTGATTTCCAAACCTTTTTTATCTTGCTCTTCCTCTTTGAAAATTTCAAAAAGTTGCATTACTTTCTCGCTTTAAGTTTTGCTAGTAATTCTTCTTTGATTGTATTTTTTGTGGATTCACTAACATGCTCTGTAGGCATATTAGACATCATGTCTTTTTGAATTTCTTGCATTTTGGTTTGTGCTTCGTCGATTAATTTTGAACCTTCTTCTACAAGTGACATTCCTCTTTTTAGTTGCATCTGTGCTTCATCAAAAGGTTTACTTGGGTCTGTCGGAACAATTTGTATAGCTTCTGTGCTTTCTTCATCATTATCAACACTATCTCCAACAAGTTTATCTCTTGTAGGATTATTAGTTGTCATAGCAGGTTGTTTAGCTATAGAATCTTTTCCTTTTAGTTGTCCTGCGGAACCTGTTTTTTGTGATTCGTTAATGCCTGCTAGTTTTGTAAAACTTTGTAAATCTAAATCTAAAGGCATACTGCCCTTTTTTACTGATACAGTTTCATTTATATTCTCTATAGGTGATTCTTCTTTAATAGGTGCGCCGGCCATTTCTGTTAAAGCGGCCCTATCAGCGGCTGGATTTGAAGGAAATAATTCTTTCATTTTTGCACTTATATCATAAAAGTCATTACTCATAGAAATCTCCTATTTCTTTTTTTGTTTCTTTTTTGATGCATGCATATGACCTTCGTATACTACGTCAGTCATTTTTGAAACAGGTACATTCCTTACAATATATTGTTGGCCGCAACTTGTAAATGTTGCATCATAGTGTGTTACAGTTCCATCTTCTAATAAAGTATGTTCTCCTGGGATTACTTTACACTCGCCGTATGTTTTGTGTTTAAAACTTTTTGCACAATCATGATAGATACCGTCACCTTCTTTAACTGCTTTTTCTGATACAACCTCTTCTGCGAATTTCATATCATAATCTAAGTGATGATAAACACTACCCATGTAGTCTGCAGCTTTAGTAATTTTTGATTGCACCCATCCTTCTAAGCCTTCTTGTTCAGATACTGTTTTCAGCATTTCATGAAGTTTTATTGAATACTTTGCTATTTTATAAAGGTCTGCTCTAGCCATCTGAACTTCATGATCTTGTTCAGCTATTTGAGCTAAATCAGCTAAGCCTTCTTTAATTGAAGAACCTTTTTTCTTTGTTTCTGACATATTATTTTCCTTCATCAATTTTTTAAGTTCACTACAATTACAATGTTTACAGTCATCTGCACAAGTACATTCCATAACAGGAGTACCACAGCATTCTTTACTACACATCGGAACACCGTCTTTAAACCACGGCTTTTTTCCTTCTGCTATAGTATTTATGCCTTCGTGTTCAGGTGAAGGTTGATATTTTTGCACCCTATCCTTTGCTTTAGCAGCATGCTTTTCTAATGCTGGAATTTGTGCAGCCATTTTATCTCTAGCTAATTGCATTTTAGGTAAGTCTTCTGCACTATATTTTCCGTCTTTAATAGCTTGATCAACTTGTGATACAAATCTTTTGAACATATCTAAAGCCATTTGCTCAAAATTTATTGCAGATATAGTGTGAGCAGTCTTTTTAAATACATCAAATGTTGCTTGATCTGTATATTTTTGATCACCTGATTGGATTTTTTTCTCTGTGTTTTTTAACTCTTGTTCTAAGTCTTTTAATTTTTGTATATCACTTTCACTAAGTTTTTTCTTCTTTTTCTTCTTTTTTGTACCACCTAACAGGTTGTTTTGATCTAATGCGTTTTTAGCAGTACCATCGGGGTTACGTTTTTGCATGCCACCAACTCCTACAGGAGCAACAGCAATCATACCACTACCTATACCACCAATACCTATTTCTTCTTTTATAATATCACTAAACTTCATTTGTTGTACCTTCGTTATATTTATGCGTTTTACTACTTCTTACGCCCGCTTTTCATATTAGCACACCAATGATACATTTTAGCACGTTCACCGCTTGCTTTTTTAGCTTTTGCTCTAAGGCTTGTTACAGAGCCTTTGCAACTAGCACCAGAACGTTTTACTCTCCCTGGACGGCTTTTTCCTTTTTTCTTACCATCTGCAAAGTTTTCCTTCAAGTTTTGCAAAAGATCGTCTTTGTTAGCTGTAAAATTACTTT